TTTGGTTGGGGTTCTGGTGGCGCAGGCCAGGCTATTCCTTATGGCACTTACAATGTTGATTTTGGAGGCGTTGGTCCACAAGGAAGAAGTGGCTGGGGCGGCAGATTGCCTCCGGCTGTTGCTGGCGTAACCACAGACCCTAGTGGCAATGTTGTTCATGGTGGCGGTTACACTGGGCTGGGTATTGAAATTCATAGTGGTTCGTCCAATGATCTTGATCGGCTCTATACGGCAGGCTGCTTTGGCATTGCGAAGAAGGATTGGCCTAGGTTTAAACAAAAGCTGCTAGAAGAAGCACAAAGAAATCCTGGTGGCAAATTGCGTCTCACTGTTCAGCCTGGAAAATATCCGAACACGGCGCAAGCCTTTATTGGTGCAGCAGGCACTGTTCCTGAAGCGAGTGGAAGGCAACAAGAATCAGACTCACCAGGCAGAGGCGGCACAGTAGCTGCAACCTCACCACCGGTAAATCCATCTACAGCACTTTATGACACACTCAGAAAACAGGACGAGGCCAGAAAATCAATCAGAGTTCCTGAAACAACAGCAGCAACAGAGCCGTCAAAGAGTTTTGAAGATTGGCGCACTGACCAATTACAAAACAGCGATCCTGAAACGCGCCGTTTGTATGAAGAAAACAAACAGCGACCTGATACATCAGCTGATCTTGCGGACGCACGCAGAAGCATTGACAAATTGAACGCTCCCAAGAGAGTTGAAGGTAAGGGCGACATCAATGTCATTGTGAAGGCAGAAAAGAATGGCGAATCAAAAAGTCCACTGAAGAAGGTGGACATGCCGGTGCACAGCTCAGGTGACAAGGCTGAGTCTGGGCGTCCAGCGTCTGCAGGCGCAACTGGTGGTGGCAAAGAAGCATCCAACGAGATTAACTACTGATGGCCGATCCTAATACCATAGATCCATTCAGTGCCAGTTCTGGCAGCATCTCAACTATTCGCAATTTGGCGCAGGTGTCGCCGTGGCGCGCGCGCATGTTGCCAGCGCATTTTGCTGGTCGCTTCTTTCATGTTGAAGCTGGCAGTCGAGAGGGCGGTCGGCGCGCTGTCACGCATGAGTTCCCAAAGCGAGATCTGCCGTACACCGAGGACATGGGGCGCAAGGCAGGTGAGTTTACAGTGCGTGGCTACATTCTGCAATACCCTTATGACACTAATGTCAATCTGTACCGTAAGGATTACACCATTGCACGCGACGAGCTGCAGACGCGGCTAGATGCAGGCGGTTATGGCACCATTCAGTTGCCAATGATGCAGCCAATGACGGTGGTCTGCAAAAGCTACCGGATGACGGAGGAAGAAAAAGCAGGCGGCTACGTTGTCTTCGACATGACGTTCGCAGAGTTGGGCGTCCCACCATTCAAGCCTTCACCCACCAGTCAACAAAATTTGTTGGACCAGTCGCTGGCAATGCGGGATCAGGTTCTCGCTGCAATCATGATAGCCAGGGTCGATCCACCTGCGCCGCAGCGCGCGCGGGTCAATCCAACGGTGACTGGCTAATGTTTAAGGCTGAGGCCATAGAAGCTGCACCGATGTGTGTGCGAGTGTTTAAAGTCATGTTGAATAATGCACCAACGCAAGGACGGCCAGGCTCAGACTTGCGCACAGCTGTTGGTGATTTTATTGCCGAGGCTTATGTGTTGTTGCAAACAGATCAGTCTGGTCCGCCACTCAATGAAATATTCGTTTTGGCGCGTGAAACCGGAATGGGATTTCCTGGACTTGATCTGGTGCGTCAGGCCGCAGTGGCAGAGACGCCGCAGACCGTTGGCGCATTCATCATCAAGTGTGCATTGATCGAGTTGACTTTGGCCACTGAGTGCGAGGTCATTGCCAACACAACATTTGTGTCACGTGATGATGTTGATGCCATACGCGACACCATGAACGAGGCTTTCTCGCCTATGGAAGAAATTGCTGCTGACGAGATGGCGCAGGACACTTACCAACATTTGATTAGCCTGCATGCGGCATTGGCCTTTCATCTTTCTCAGACCGCACGACCGTTGCCAAGAATGTTGAACTATGCATTCTACGATACCTATTCATCTTTGGTGGTTGGCTACAAACTTTATAGCGATGCCTCACGTTGTGATGAATTGGTGGCAGAAAACAAGGTTGTTCATCCGGCTTTTATGCCGCGAACGGGGCGTGCATTAGCGAACTGATCATGACATTCACTTCTGACGTTTTATCACAACCTCCATACCCTGGTGCCAACCCAGAGGAAGTGGCTGAGATTTATGTTTCTGGTCATGTTTATTCTGATTGGCAATCGGTCTGGGTGCAGCATCGTTGGAAAGAGGGCGAGCCAACATTCCGTTTCACCACGGCTGAACGTGACCCAATACCTGAGCTTTGGGCAGAATTGCAGATCAAGCCAAAGGACACAGTGCTCATTAAACTGGGCGGTCAGGTTGCGATCACTGGTGTGGTGTTGGTGCGGCAGACAGCTTACGACGCCAACAGCCACGAGGTTTCCCTTCAAGGCAAAGGCGAACAGTGGTTCACTTGGCGCGGCGCTATCTTAGACAAGAAGCAGGAATTTCCAGGTGGTTATGTTGACATAGCAACGCAGGTCATGGCGCCATTTGGTGTCTCACCAACCGTCGTCGGCTCCATTGATTCAACGCCATTTAAACCACCAGCCCATAATAACACAGGCGAGACGGTTTGGGATTTTTTGGAGCGGTATGGCCGCGATCGCAAAGTCATTCTTGGTGGCGATCATTTTGGCAACCTGTTGCTTATTGGCGATCACACCTCACCAATAGTTGATACCTTAGAAGAAGGGGTAAATATCAAAAGCTGTCAATGTGTGATCAACATCATTGATTGGCACAGTGAATATGTCGCGCGCGGGCAGTCGTCGCGATCGGATGGCGGTTCACCTTCCGACGCTGCTCAGCAGGAAGCAACGGTTCCGTCTCCATTCTGGCGCAGATATAGTCCACTGCTAGTACCGATGGAGCAGCCTGTCTGGACCCAACAGGAGGTTCAAGACCGGGCAATGTTTGAAGCGCGCCAGAGTGAAGGCGTGATCATTGAAGTCACCGTTGTGCTTTATGGCTGGTTCACGAGTGGTGGCGCGCTTTGGGCACAGTGTGTTGGTCAGGATGTTGTTTTCACCAGCCCAATGACGACGTTGGTTTATGAACGGCTGTCCATAAAAACAGTGACTTGCACGCAAGATAGTGAATCAGGCACACGCACTACGCTGGAGTTGGTAGCACCTTGGTATCTCAATGATACTCAGGGCGGCATTCGCGCCAACTCCACTGGCTCGCAGCTGCCGGAAATGCCGAATGATGTTCAGCCAAATCCAGGCACACCACCAACTGCAGGCACGCAGGTTTTGCCGCAGAACGAAACAGATCCAATTGTAGGACCAGGCTAAAATGGTTCAAAGAAGCACACCGCTCGCGTCAGTTGTCCGCGCTTACACCTCAGGCGGTTCACGAGCGATGATTGATACAGTCAACGACAGTACGTTGATGCAGGAGGGTAACAACTGCCAGGGCATGCGCGGTGAGTCCTGGGGCCGGATGGAAGCGCCGCAGAATTATGGTTTCACTTCAGTTGTGGGCGATGCCGCTAAAGGCGCAGCCGGCATGATCAAGAACTGCGCTGAAGGTTTCGTCTCATTCATGGGAGGCAATCGCAGCTTCCCGGTGATGGGGGTGATGGACGACCGGCGCCATCGTTTGATAAACTTGGCGCAGGATGCAGCCAAGGGTGCGACAGCATCGTTTGCCCAAAAAGAATGGGGCCAACAAGTGCTGAATACTGCAGATGGCATGTTCACGACTGGGAACATGCAGAACAAGATTAGAACGGCGCTGGTGCAAAATCAGAATGGCCAGAAGCAGCAACAGAACCAGCAGACTAAGGAACTGATAAATCCACCAGGATCAATCCAGCTGCCCGATGGCCGGGTGGTCATTCGTTCCAAGTCAGGTGTTGAGTTTGACGTTGAGTTGTTTGATGCAGATGCTCATGTTGGATTGCGAGACAGCAGCGGTGGTGGCGGCAGCGGTGGCAATGGCGGCGGCAATGCGGCTGGTGGTGGCGCATCAACAGGCCAAAAGACACTGCATAAGGAGGACTCAGACACTTTTCA